ATACCCAAGTGTTAAAACTCTCCACTGAGGATTCACCGATCCAATCTTTTGATAGCAAAGATTTGGAAACATGTTTGGGCAATGACGGTCGCGCTTTTATGGGCTCGACTATGATAAAAGACCCAAATACTGCAAAGCTTGGATCGGTGATCCTTCACAACTGCATGAATCGGTCAGCGTGCCCCCCACCGAAGGGAAAGGCGGCGGCTGGTTCTCTTGTTTTAGTAGTCTCGGAAGAGATGGTCGCTGACCCTAAAGTCAGCAAGAATATTGAGTCGGCAATCGCTTATGTCGGCGGCCGCTGCGAGACACTTTTCTCTGGCGTTTATGTGCGAAAGAATGTGCCCGGATTGATTGCGATACTAAGCATGAATGGATTAGCAACATAATGCAAAAACTATTTGAAAATTGGCGAAAGCACATAGCAGAATATGGATCTGATCCAGAAGAGCAAGCTAACGCATATGAACATTATTACGGCATCAAACAAGCTATCGCAGCTGCTTTGACAGAGCAGGGCAATGATTGGGCTATTGATGAGCCGATGTGGGATGACATCCCAATTCCAACGGGCGGTACCGAAGAAGACCATATTCGATTTGTCAAAGAACTCCAAGCATTTATGCAACAGATGCAACTTGGCAAGGTAGAAGATTTAGGCGTCTCAATTGAACCATACTAGTATGACAGGATTAACAACATGAAGAAACTATTTGAAAATTGGCGAAAGAACATAACTGAAGCAGAATACGAACCCGGTCGTGCTGTTGCTGATATTGATACCGGTGAAGAGCGCATGAGCCCCGAAGCTCTCCAAAGAGAAGAATTCAAAGACTTGGCTGACAAGTTTAATGTTAAGCTTGAGTTTGCAATGCGAAAGGGAGAACTTATTGCCAAAGTTACCCTTCAAGGTGGCACTCATGATGGCGAAGTGATGCGCTATCATGATCCCGAAGACATGTACCAAGACTTAGCTAAATACTATGAAATGAATGAAGGCGCCGAGTTAAAGATCCCAGTCGAGAGATACGATAACTTCAAGAGAAAGATCGAACAATGGGGAATGCTGTTCAATAAGTTTGCAGATCACGCGCAAGACTTAGGCCACCCAGAACATGCTAAAGCCGCGGCACCTAAACTACTTCAGAAAGTCAACAAGCTTGAGTCAGAACTTCAAAAGATTATGAAGGAGTTTGATTTAAACTATAAGTATTATGCTGATGAGCGCCACGCCGCACTAAAAAAACTCGACCAGTTTGACGGCGACGATGAATATTTCTTAGAGAACGAAGGAGATGAACAATGAATTGGTTAAAATCACTTTGGGATAAGCTTGTAAACAAAACATCCACTTCGCCAACGCTTACTTTGGTTGAAGAGATTGAAGAACCAACCGAAGAAAAACTTGAAAGCGTACCTGAAATTCTTGAAAGAGTGCTTTTGGAAGCGGGCATTAGCGAAACTGTGATTGAGCGCCTTGATGTTCTTGAGGTTTTTGATCAATGGTATGAAGGCCCACCGACTCAGGCGGATATTGAAGATAGTCTCCAAAGCTTTAAAGAAGCTATGGGCGGTGCAATTAATGCAAAGTTGAACAGAATAAAATGAAAATCAAAAAATCACAACTCAAAGAGGCCATCAAGGAGGAACTTGAATTAGTTCATCTTGAGCAACTAATGCTGGCCGAACAAGAGCGTATTGATAAGTTGCACGAAGAGATGCAATTAGAGCTTTTGTCTGAGGGATGGAAAGAAGAATTGCCGCATATTGGACTAGATGTACTTGGTCTGGTACCCGGTTTTGGAGAAGCGGCCGATCTAACAAATGCTGGTCTTTATGCTAAAAAAGGTGAGTACCTCATGGCAGCCCTCTCAGTTATTTCTATGATACCTGCAGTTGGTGATGCTATCGGCAAGGGTGGCAAAATTGGAATGTATGTTAGCAAGTTTGGGGCAAAAGGTGGCGCTAAAGCCGGCGGAGCCATGGCCAAATTGTTGTCTAAGCACATGCCCAAGATTAACAAAATATTAAGTTCTCTTAAGTCTAATAAATTAGTTGGAAAATATGTTGACGATATGGCAAAAGCCGTGACGAAATATGCTGACGATCTGGGAACTAAAGCCGCAGATCAGATTTTGCCCCAACTACAAAAAGCCGTTGGGGTAGTGCCAGCACAAAAAGTTAGCAAAAATAAATATATGGCGATAGCACAGAAAGCAAACACAAAAAGAGTTACAAGACAAAATAGACAAGCTATAGCACAAAATCTATCAGGCGGAGAAGGCGAACAGGCAGCACCGGCCGCTCCTGCAGCAGCCCCCTCCGCTCCAGCCGCGGCAGCTGCACGCCCACAAGCTGCAGCACCCGCGCCCGCACAACAAAGACCAACCACCCGTCCAGCGGCCACTGACGACGAGGAGGATGACACGATTAAGCAAGCTGATGCGGTTTTAAAACAAGCCGGCGCCATGGCTGAGCAAGAGCAAGAAGAAAAGGAAAAGAAACAACCTGCACAAATAACCCCGGAAATGATTAAAAAATTACTACAAGGAGTGGAACAGTTCTCGAAAGATCCAGCAGTCGTGAACGCTCTTGGTACTGATGGCTTAGCGGGCGCCCTTGATATAATTAGATCAAAAATCATGGCAGGCGAAGATCCTGCGGCCGGCAAAGAGCAAGGTCTGGCCGGTGTGATGGAGGTCTCGTCCGAAAAACAAAGACGCTGGGCATGCGCACAAAAAGATAAGCCCGCATCTGAGAGAGCCGATGGACTTTCGGCAGCAGAAGCAGAAGAGATGTGTAAATCGAAAATAGAAGAGGATGGTTGACCGGACAAAGCATTAAGCCCGGGCCGGGTTAGAGTTATTAAAGTGAGGAAGAAATGATGGCAAAAGCACAAGCGTTCATGGATACATGGCTTGCAAAACTTACATCTCGTAAATTGATGGTATGGCTGACAGCCACGGGACTCACTCTTGCTGGCCATGTGACTAGTGAAGATTGGGTAATCATTTCAGCGATCTATATCGGAGGCCAAACGGTTATTGACGGCATCAGTAGGTTGCGGGGGTATAATGATTAAAAAGCAATTATTGGAGTTTGCTCTCAAAAACTGGAAAGCAATATCAATCGTGGTGCTGTGTCTTGTTATCGCTGCGAAGAGTCGATATGATTATCATCTAATGCAAAGAGCATATGATGTTCAATCTGAATCAATCAATGCCCAAATTGAAGGACTTAAAGAGATACACAAACAAGAGATTCGCGAAAAGCAATTACTTATGGAAAGTCACTTGGAGTCGATTGCCTCAATCGAAGAGGACTACGAAGACGCCCTGCAGATGATCGAAGAATTAAGAGAAGATAAAAAGGGCAAATATAGAAACAAGTTTAACCGCGATCGTGAACAACTAATTAAAGATATAGAAGAAAAATTCGGTATTCAATATGTTCCTTAAATTTTTACTAATGCTAAGTCTTTCGGCAAACGCTACAGAACCAGCTAAATTCACCATTCTTGAATACAAAGCGCCCGCTCCTTTTGCGGGTGTTCTGTTTGATGAAAAAGCAATGGCTACAGTACTGTCTGAATATGATATCGCCGCTTATGCATGCGAAATAAGAACAGATTACCAATTGAAAATTCAGCGAGAAGAATACGAATATGAATTAGAAAATTTAAAGATAGAACACAAAGCCTTAACAGATGAATATGATTTGTTTATAATGCAGAAAGATAAAGAAATAGGCTTTCTTGCGGAGGCATTAAAGAAAACTTCGCCCCGCTACAAATGGTTATATTTTGCGGGTGGAATTTTAGTTGGCACCGCCGGCGCATATGGAGCACATAAGGCATTCAATGAAAGATAAAGATTTTGATCATATTGCAAGAGTAGAGAAAGCCATTGCAGAAAAATACGGCGAAGAAACTGTGTCTAATCCGCGTTCAAATTGGGACGAAGAAAGAGAAAAAGAATACCTGCAACAGATGAAAGACCTGTATTCAAAACAAAAGAAGAATGATCGCTCTCAAGAGAAAATTGAGATAAATGGTATAAAGGTATCAAAAAAACTACTTAATAGAGAACAATTACGCTCTTGCCCCGTATGTGGTAGGTTTCCTAGAAAATCTTTGGATGATGTCTGTCTATTAAAATTTGATTGTTGCAATAAATGCTTCATTCAATATGTCGAAGGCAGAGAAGAAAGATGGGAAAATGGTTGGCGCCCAAACGATAACAAAGGAAAATAATAATGGCAACAGTATACGAAATCGTTCAAGGCTTATCTCAGGCCGCTGCAAACGCCTATGATGGCGCTTTAGATGAAAATGGCGAACCGCTTAAAGCCGGCCTCAAGAGAGAGGAAGGTGATCCTATTCTCGATAAAAGAGTTATGGATGGCTTCGGTGTTAAATTTTATGGAAATATGATGTGTTTAACATATCAATCCGAAGTTCGACTTAAAGAAGTCTACAGCAAGGGTTTCGAAGAGGATGTTGAAAAACAGTTAGCCGAAATAGTAAAGTTCTTGCAAAAAGAATATAAAAAGATTACTGGTAAATCTGTATCCTTGACTACCGAAGGAGAGGTAGATGTCCGCGTTGAGAACTCAACGAGAGTACGCTCATGGGTAACGGCCAAGATGCACTACAAGGTCGGCGGCTTAGCTGAAGACATGCAAGTCGACGCGCCTTCCAAAGAGCGTGTAGAATCAAATTGGCGTAGCTTCCTCGATCAAGGTGGTTGGAACGGTAAAGGCGGAAAGCGCCCAGAAAACGATACTAGAAAAAAGGAATCGTAAGATGCAAATTACTCAGGAACGACTTCAAACAATTATTCTTGAAGAATATCTCAAGGAAGAGGGTCTTCTCGATGAAGCCATGTCTAAAGAAAGAGCTGATGAATTTATAGCTTGGATTAAAGGCAAAGGTGAAAAACCAGAATGGCTGGATCGCGATTATGGACCCGGCAGCTATAAAAGAAAAAAAGCTGCCCAAGCACCAGCCAACGATCCGAATGTTGATAGATCTGCCGAGACAATGCCATTTGGACCTTCGGATATCCCGTCAGATGACGCTCCAGAGCGACATGTGAGTGGCTTCCAAGATCGCGCAGGGCCCGATGATACTCCTTCATCTGAAGTGAATCCTATAAAAGCGACTGTCGATGGTGTATATGAATTAGTCTCAGACATGGAACCAAAGGATGTACAAGAGATTTTTCAAATTGTGTTTGAAAAGCTCCCCGGTGTTGAGATGATGAGTCCCGGTGATGAAGATTACCCAGAACAAAAACCTCCAACAGAATATGTTAGAGGTGCTATGGGTCGTCCAAAGGTTGGCTTTGATTTCGGTCTTGACGAAATCAAGCAGCTTATTCGCAAGGTTCTAACAGAGGGGCATTATCACGATGATGACGAAATGTATGATCTTTCTAGCGGCGAACGCCCGCCGGCACACAGCACGGCTACAGAAGAAGAGCCCGGCAAATATGAAAAACTAACGACAGCATATCATGCACTTGAAGACGCAGTTGGTGAGCATCCAGAATTACAAGATGCTCTTGATAGCGTTGCCGGCTTATTGGATGCTATGGACACCGGTGATTCAATGTATCGCGCCGACGAGAATATAGACGCAGAACAATAGAAATGTATGAGTTTTCAACTGGACAAAAAGCAAAGAGTAAAAGAAATCGTAAAGTGCGGTAAAGATCCAGCGTACTTTCTCAACAATTATGCAAGAATTTCACACCCGCTTCACGGGTTGATTTTGTTTAATACCTATGATTTCCAAGATGATCTTCTAAAAGATTTTAACGACTATCGTTTCAATGTCATTTTAAAGGCGCGCCAATTAGGAATCTCAACGATTACCGCAGGTTACATCACTTGGATGATGTTATTTCATCGCGATAAGGCCATTCTTGTTATGGCAACCAAGTTTGCAACAGCCGGAAACTTGGTTAAAAAAGTCAAGAACATTATGAGAAATGTGCCAGAGTGGCTCAAGATAGCAACTATCTCGGTAGACAACCGCACATCTTTTGAGTTGTCAAATGGATCCTCTATTAAAGCTACCTCTACTTCCGGTGATGCAGGTCGTTCAGAAGCCCTGTCTCTCTTGGTTCTAGATGAGGCCGCTCACATCGAAGGATTAGAAGAGTTGTGGACCGGTCTATATCCCACGCTGTCAACTGGTGGTCGGTGTATCGCGCTTTCAACACCAAACGGTGTTGGTAACTGGTTTCATAAAACTTGCATGGATTCCGAAGGCGGCCTTAATAACTTTAACTTAACAACTCTTCCGTGGGATGTTCATCCCGACCGCGGCGAAGAGTGGTATAAGAAAGAAACCAGAAATATGTCAAAGCGACAGATTGCACAAGAGCTACAGTGCAATTTCAACACATCTGGTGAGACCGTTATTGATCCTGATTGTATGGAATGGATGCTATCAAATGTTCGCGAACCAAAACACAAGACCGGCTTTGATAGAAATTTTTGGATTTGGGAAGAATATGATCCTTCATGCAGTTATCTGCTTGTGGCCGATGTTGCTCGCGGCGATGGTGCGGATTATTCCACTTTTCAGATTGTGAAGTTGGAGACCTTGGAGATTATTGGAGAATACCAAGGAAAACCAACTTTAGATATGTATGCTAATATGTTAAATGAGGTAGGGAAAGAATTTGGCAACTGCATGGTTGTGGTTGAAAACAACAATGTCGGCTTCACTGTGTTGGAAAAACTCAACGAAACTCGATACCCTAACTTGTATCATTCAATTAAGTCAACACATGAATATGTCGACCAACACACGGCTGAACATCTCAACTCCTCTGTGCCGGGATTCACCACATCTATGAAGACTAGACCCCTTATCATAGCGAAATTGGAAGAGTTTATCAGAAATAAACTAATTACGGTATATTCTTCTCGCACCATTAGCGAGATGAAAACTTTTATTTGGAAGAACGGGAAACCCCAAGCGATGAAAGGATATCATGATGATCTAATTATGGCCCTTGCAATTGCCTGCTGGATAAGAGACACTGCAATTCAAGCAAACTCAAGAGAATTAAGTTACAAAAAGGCATTTTTAAATTCTGTTTATTCATCAAAAACAATATTAAACACCCAAATTAGAGGACAGCAAGGCTACAAAAAAACTGAGACATTTGATAAAATAACAGAAGCAGAAAAATTGTATGATCAGTATAAGTGGATTATAAAGTGAGAAAATAAATGGCAAATAATAATAGAAACAGATCCGGCGCAAATCCAGTTAACAAGCAATCAGACTTGTTTAAGGCTTTGACTCGATTATTTTCGGGCCCGATAATCAATTATCGCTCGCAGAGCGGCACTAGAATCAGGCGCCAACATCTCGATAAATTTTCTTCAAGATTTAGAACAGCATCGGGACAACAGTTTAAGAAGTCGCAATACAGCCCTCTTGATAATCTGGCTGTAAATGCGATGCAGAATCAAAGAAGAGTTGAGCGCTATGTCGACTTTGACCAAATGGAGTACATGCCAGAAATAGCTTCTGCACTTGACATCTACGCAGACGAGATGACGACCTACTCAGACCTTCGGCCGATGTTGAACATTAAGTGCTCCAATGAAGAGATTAAAGCGGTGCTTGAAAATCTTTATTCCAAAATTTTGAATGTAAATTACAATCTTTTTGCTTGGGCACGCACGATGTGCAAATATGGAGACTTCTTTTTGTATCTTGATATTGACGATAAATACGGAATACAATCTGTAATATCTTTACCAATATCAGAAGTTGAAAGGATGGAAGGACAAGATGCCACCAATCCTAATTATATTCAATATCAGTGGAATTCTGCTGGTATGACTTTTGAGAATTGGCAAGTTGCACATTTTAGAGTATTGGGCAATGACAAACACTCACCGTATGGGACATCTATCTTGGATCCCGCTCGACGAATTTTTAGACAGTTAACTCTTGTTGAGGATGCTATGATGGCTTATCGAGTTATCCGCTCCTCAGAACGCCGACTGTTTAAAATAGATGTGGGAGGTATTCCGCCGCAAGATGTTGAACAGTATATGGAAAAAATTGTGAGTCAACTTAAGAGACACTCTGTGATTGATCAAAACACCGGCCGAGTTGACCTGCGTTATAACCCTATGTCTATCGAAGAAGATTATTTCATCCCAGTGCGCCCGGGTTCGGTTACTGATATTACAAACTTAACAGGGGGCCAAAACACCGATGCAGTTGAAGATGTAAAATA